AATAATACAGAAATTCGTGACGCTGTTTGTTGGCGTGAATTTCTCGCCAATAATACAGAAATTCGTGACGCTGTTTGTTGGCGTGAATTTCTCGCCAATAATACAGAAATTCGTCTAAGCAAATGGCTTGCTTTAGCCATAAATTAGCACATATGAAACCTTGCCTTAATTTCTGTATTAATCACAGAGAAAAATTACACTACTAAAAAAATATTATTTTCTGTAAGGTAAAGCCTTGACAATTCCAAACAATAAATTTATTATAAAATCAAATCGCCGTCAGGGCGTAAAACTGTTTCTTTTTTAAGTTATTATGAGTGACAACACAGGACAAAACGCCCCCATTACAGGCGGTAACAATAGTAATGATCCAGCCACTCAGGGAGGCAATAGCGCCCCGAATATAGCCCCCGCAGGCGTAAATGCGAACCAAAGCAATAGCAATGATCCAAACAATCAAAGCAATGTACAAAATACGCCGAACAATATTCCATACGGCAGATTTTCGGAAGAAGTGGCAAAACGAAAAAGTTTAGAAACTAAACTCTCAGAAATTGAAGTCTCTACCGAAAAAAACCGTCAAGAAAAATTAGTAAAAGATGGCGAGTTTCAAAAACTACTTGAAGAGCAAGCGCCAAAAGTAGAAAGAGCCAAAATTTTACAAGGCGTAGTGGAAAAAACTGTAAAAAGTTTAATGGATAGAATACCGGAAGAAAAGCAAAAATTAATTCCTCAATCTCTTTCAGCTGAAGATCAATTGGATTATATCAATCAAAATCTTGCATTTTTTAGCGATAATTCAAGTAAAAATATTAATACTGGCTTAAGCCCAAATGGTCAAACGCCAGCGAGCAATACTTTTACCAATGAGCAGCTAAAAGATTCAAAATTTTATGAGGAGAACAAGGTTGAAATTGAGCAAGCAAGGAAAGAAGGGAGATTAAAAGGCTAAGAACTCGGAAATAGTGCATAATTTTCTTTTTTAAACAAATTATGGCTAATACGCTAGATGTACACAACGCAACAATTATTGCTCAAAAAGCAATGGGAGTATTGCGAGATAATCTTTTTTTAGCAAAAAGGATTAGACGAGATTTTGACACAGAAGTGGCAAGTTATGGCGACTCTGTGGATGTTCCGAAATTTGGATCACTAACGGCAAACGATAAAACCGCAGGAGCGGATCGGACCGTTCAAGATGTGACAAGCACAAAAGTGAGTGTTACACTTAATAAGCATAAAGAGGCTACTTTCTTAATTGAAGATCCCGAAAAAGCTTTTGCAAGAAATGATCTAATTGAGGGGTATGTAGCAAGTGGAATGACTGCAATTTTAACAGCAGTGGAAAATGATATTTTCGCTCTCTACTCTGGATTGACTAACTCTCTAGGGAGCACAGGAAACCCGATTACAGAAGCTTTGATATTAGGAGCTAGAAAATTAATCATAGACAATAAGGGACCAGTGGACGAAAACTGGACACTTGCAATGTCAACAGGTGATTATGCGGCGGCTTTAGCAATCGATCGCTTTACAAGTGCAGAAAAAATTGGAGTAAAGGGAAAAATTGCCGATGGTGCAATTGGAAAAGTTCATAATTTCAATTCTTTTGAAAGTCAGTTAATTCCGGTTGCTACTGGAAATCATAATCTGGCTTTTCACAGAGACTTTGCGGCGCTAGTAGTTCGACCATTGCCGGATATTCCCGCAGGAATGGGAACGGTTGGTTCTGTTGTTTCTGATGTAGAAACAGGGCTTTCAGTTCGTGTTCGAATGGATTACGATGCTGATCGTGGTGGAATCGCTACAACTGTAGAAATTCTTTACGGGGTTGCAGAGATGAGAGATGAATTAGCGGTGGATATTATCACTTAATAATATTTATCGTTTAAAAATGTTTTCGCTGTTTTCATTTCAAAAAAACAGCAAAAATATTTCTTTTTAGATAAAAAATGATTTTTCAAAATGACGGATCAGAAACATATATCACCAATCCAAGTGGGTATAAAATCCAAGTTTGGGGGACAACTTTGCCGACAAATGACACTGCCGGCTATGAAAAAGGCTGTTCTTTTTGTGATACTGATGTAGCAAAAGGTACTGGTGGGCTTTATGTAAATAAAGGCACTAGCGCAGAATGCACCTTTACCCTGGTAACACAGGCATAAAAGGTTTTTGTGAGGCTCTTTGAAAAAAAGAGCCTCCAAAAGGTTTTTACCTTTTTTTCTTTTTTTTAAAAAATATGTTAGTGAAAAATAACAAGGGTCGAATTGTGGCAGTATCTAAAGAGCAAGGAGAGTATTTGCTTGCGGATAATCCCACAAAAACAATTGAAGGAGTGCCTCAAATGACTAATAAAGGTCAAAGAGTAGCTGTTAGAAAATCAGCTCATGAAAAAGGCTATACAAAGCTAACAAAAGAAGAAATTAAAGCCTTTGAAGCAAAACAAAAAGCGGCTCAAAAAGCGGCTCAAAGTGATGCAAAAATTAAAGCTGAAAATGAAGCTTTAAAAAAGAAAATTGCTGAAATGGAAGCAAAAGCGGAGAATGACTCGCAAGTTATGGCAGATGATGGACCACAGGAAGAGCCAAAAGACGGAAAGCAAAAATAAATTTGCCAAAATCAAAGCAATTTGTAAAAATTAAGAGTGTTTAAAAGCACTCTTTTTTTTTAGTTAAATTATGACTACATATATTGACAGCGATTTTATACGGAATAATTCACAAAGTAAAAATTTGGTTGAAGAAAGCGATGACATATTAAATCCCCTTATTGAGAGAGCAGAAAGGTTTATTGATTCAGTGTCAGGCTACTGGATGAAATACGACCCCGATCAAACAAGGCTTTTTCCTCGACAAAACGACATTGACACCGATGGAAATACTTTTATTCACGATACCGTAAAAGAAGCCACCTTAATTCAAGTAGAATTTTTATATAATCAAACGCCGGATGATGAACATGGAATAAAGTCAGAAGACGGAAAAGATCGTTTTCAAGTTATTTCTCCGCGGATGAAAGAATTGCTGAGGGGATCCGGGCTAACGAGAAGAACGGGAAAAATTGTTTTCAATTAAAATGAGCAATTTTAATACTGATAAATTAATTAGAGGCTTTAAAGAATATTCTCAAAAATTTAATAATGTTCTATTAAAGGCTTTAAATTTAGCTGGTGATGCTCTTTTGAAAGATTCAACTGGAATTGTACCATTTCAGAGAGGCTTTAGCGGTGGATTAGCAAGTACGGCAAGCAAAAAAGACCCCGAAAAACACGGGGAAACCGTAGAAATACAGGTCGGATACAATAAAACTTATGCGGCTAGATTGCATGAAGATATGAGTTTAAACATCTCTCAAAAAAACGCAGGAAAAGGTGGAAGAAGACAGCAAAAATATATTGAAATTCCCATGAAAAAAAATGGCAAAAATTATGGTAGAATAATCGCGAATAATCTTTCAAAAATAAAATGATTGAAGATGCAAAAATATATTTGGTGGAAAATACTGATCTGAAAAGTGGTAAAACTCTTTTTTTAGCAAATCAACCGGACAGCCCTGCAGATTGTGTTACCTTAATAGAAACAGGTGGTGGCTCTCCATATCAAGAATTAAGTGTGGATCTGCCAACTATTCAGATAATAGCTAGAGGAAGCCAAAAAAACTACGGAAAAACAATGGAAAGAGCGAATGAAATTTTTAATTTGCTTAATCGTAAAATTCACATTACAATAGGATCAAAGCACGCAATGCGAGTATTCGCACTTGCAACACCTCAAAGCCTTGGACGAGATGAAAAGGGGCGCTGGGAAATAGTAACAAATTTTTCTTTTCAGATACGAAATGATGAAAACTAAAGATGAAAACATTGAAAGCCCTATAAAAAATAAATCAATCAATGTAATTGTAAAAAAAAACTGTGTTGCTGATTTTGTAAAATATAAGGGAATTAGAATCGGCAAAAAAAAGGCAGTTATTGTTTCAGAAAATATTAAAAAAAATAAAAGACAATTTAGCTGTTTAGAAATTGTTAAATAAAATCTCGGAAAAAGTGCCATTTCTTTTTTTATAAAAATGGCTGCTAGTTTAGATAATTGTAAAATTGGTCACGCAATAGTGACAGCTGGAGCGACAGAAGTCGGACACACAAAGGGTGGAACTGAAATTTCGTATACTCCAACTATTCACGAAAAAACAGTCGATCTGTATGGGGATTCTCCTATGGAGGCGGTAGAGATTGGATATAGACTGGAAATAAAAATCTTTTTTGCAGAAAGTGATCTCGCAAGTCTTAACATGGCTATGGCGGGTTCAACTCTAACAACGGGTACGACCACTGATGAAGTCGGAATTGGTAGGGCAGCGGGTTCAACAATAGCCTCTCAAGTGCTGAGGGTCCACCCCATAAGTGCAGGTGCTGCGGTTACTGAGGATTGGGTCTTTACTAAGGCTGTAGTAATAGGGTCACCAACTTTTGCTTTCAAAATTGATGAAGATAGAATTTTTGAGGTGACCTTCTTGGCTCTTATTGATGAATCAGCCACAGAGGGAGAAAAACTTGTAAAAATTGGAGTAGCTGATTGATAAAATAATTCTTTTTTAAAAAATTTATGACATCCGGAGAAAACGCGGTTTTACCGCAAGAAACAAAAGTGGGAAATTATACGGCAAAAAAATTGCCATTGATTGGATATGTTAGATTATTATCAAAGCTTGATAGTGTGCCAAGCACCCTCTTACAATCAGTGGGCTCAACTTGGCAAGATATAAATAATAAAAATTCTAAAGAAGATAATAATATTAAACTATTGGAAATTTTATTAAAAATTGTTTCAAAATTTCCCGCTGAAATTATTGAAATAGTGGCTTTAGCGTGTGATATAGAAAAAGAAGTTATCGAAAATGACAGAGATTTAGGACTTGATGGATTAACTGATCTATTAATTGCGATCTATGAAGTAAACAATCTTCAAAAAGTATTTACAAAACTAAAAAAAAAACTTCCGGAAAAAGCAAGAAAATATCTAGCGGAAACAATGAAAGCCGGGAAAACTGGTTAATTGAATTAATAGACATTTTCGCCTCTGAATATGGGTGGAACAAGAAGCAAATTTTAAATGATCTATATCCGGATGAAATAAATGGATATATTAAGATTATTGCTAAAAGAAAAGATAGCCAGGATCGAAAAAGATTATCAGAGCTTGTCCAAGCCTCTAGTTTTCCGCACCTCAAAGATAGTGATAGAAGAAATTTTATAAAAAGACTTGAAAAGAAAGACCAAAAAACTCATAATTTAAATATAGAAGAACAAAAAAAGGAAAATGAAAGAGCAAAAGCCTTTTTTAAAAATAAATTTTAACTCGGAAAAAGTGAAAAATTTTTATTAAAAAAATGTTTGATGCTGGAAGTGTAGTGGCAAAAATAAAGGCGGACATTGGGGATTTTACGGGGAAAATGACTAAAGTAGCCACTACCACTAAAAGAACAATGGCAAAAATGAGCGCCAGTGTAGGAAAATTTCAAAAAAAAGTAAAAAGAATGGCGGATGGCTATGCAAAATATGCAGCTGGTTTTGCGGCTGTTTCAGCGGCTGGAATATTAGCAATAAAAGACTGGACAGAATCAATTGTTGCACAAGAAAGAGCAGAAAAACGGCTTGAGCAAATTACAAAACAAACAACCAATGCGTCAGATGAGCAAATAAAATCACTCAAAAAACAAGCTTCAGCAATGCAAGAGCTCGGAGTAATTGGGGATGAAGTAACAATTTTCGGACAGTCTCAATTGGCTACTTTTGCATTGCAAACCGAAACAATTGAACAACTAACGCCTGCTATGCTTGATATGGCGGTAGCCACAAAAGGTGTGAATGTTGGGCAGCAAGACATGATTGACATTGGTAATATGTTAGGTAAGGTTATGAGTGGTCAAGTTGGTGCTCTTTCTCGCGTTGGTGTTACTTTTAGTGAGGCACAAGCGGAAATATTAAAAACAGGTACGGAAATGGAAAAGGCGGCGGCTTTAGCCGAAATATTATCGGGAAATTTTGGTGGACTTAATGAGGCAATGGCAGAGACGACAGAGGGGCAACTTCAAAGAGCTGCTAACGATTGGGGTGACTTTAAGGAACAATTGGGGGCGTCAGTGGCGCCGGCGATAATAGCACTAGCTGGAAAAATAAAAACCCTTTCTTTATGGTTACAAAATCTTTCACCAGAAACAAAAAACATGATCGGAAAAATTGCACTTTTCGCCACTGGAATCGCCGCACTTGGAGCGGCTTTGTATCCCGTAATGTTAGCAATTAGTGGACTTAGTGGGGTTTTAGCTCTTTTGATTTCGCCTATTGGATTAGTAGTGGCTGCGGTGGCTGGGCTGGCTTTAGCTTGGAAAACTAACTTTTTAGGAATTAGAGAGACAATGGCTCCTTTTATAGAGTGGATACAGGCGAGTTTTTCCTCTTTAGTAAGTTTTTTAACTATAACTATTCAACCAGCAATCCAAAAATTTATAGTTAGTTTACAGTTTTATTTTGAAGATTTGAGAGAGTTTTTTGATCAATATATTTTCCCGATTTTTGATGAATTATTAGAAGTTTGGAAAGCTGCTTTTGCCATTATTAGTGAGATAGTTAAAAATGTGATTGGTGGGCTGGTCATGCTTTGGGAAGAGTGGGGGGAGGCAATAAAAATACTTTTGGTTGAAATATGGGCGTCAGTAGTAAGCATCATTAAAATTGCACTTGATACGATAATGCAAGCCTTTCAATTATTTAAAAATATCTTGACTGGCAACTGGTCCGGTGCTTGGAATAATATTAAAAATATAGCAAAAAATATATGGGATTCAATAAGACTTTTAGCGGGTGAATTTTGGAATGGGCTAAAATCCATCTTTACTTTTGGCGGTGGTGCAATTCAGGAGGTTTGGACCGGTGCAATGGAAGGAGTAAAAGAAAAAGCAATTAGTATATGGGATAAAATAAAACAAGCTGTTAAAAATAAAATTAATGACTTTATAAGAATGATCAACAACATGCTTGGAAAAGTAAACGCCGTGACTGATGTTTTGTACATTCCTGCAATTCCAAATATTCCATATTTAGCAGAGGGCGGAATCATAACACGCCCGACCCTCGCAATGGTGGGAGAGGGTGGAGAAAGTGAGGCGGTAATTCCACTTTCTAAACTAAATGCGATGATTGGTACAGGCGGCGGAAATGGTGGAAATACTTATATTTTTAATGAGCCAGTGGGTAGTGAAGATGCAATGAAGGAATTAATTGAAAATACATTTGATGATATGCGACCAAATTTATAAAAAAATATGTCACTGAGAATCGAAAAAAACGGCTCGCCAATTAATGCAACGAATAAAAGCATAAAAATAAATTATGGACTTGACCATAAGGGAAATAGTGCCAGTTTTAAAACAGAAGAAAACATTGAAGAATGGGACACAATAGAAATAATTGAAACAATTGCAGCGGTTGACACTACTTTATTTTCCGGCACAGTAGAAAAAATAAAAATAACTGGCACTGGATCATTGATTTTTTATAATGTTTTTTCTAGTGGCTGGAAAAGATTTTTTGACAGAAAAAAAATAGCTGAAAGATACGAAAATATGAACGCTGGCGATATTGTAAAGGATATTATAAGTGACTGGACTGAGGAATTTACAAATGGCGATATTGAGGACGGGATTCTAATTGAGACAGTAGTTTTTAATTATCTTTCGCCGTCCGAAGCAATTTCCTCTATAGCCGCAAGGATCGGGTTTGTATGGCGAATAAATAATGACAAAACTATTGATTTTTTTGAAAAACGAAAAGAATCGGCGCCGCAAATAATTACAGATACAAGTGCAAACTATAAAAAGCTTAAAATTACGCCGGATGTTTCGGAATTAGTTAATTCTGTTATTATTAGAGGTGGAACCTTTCTTTCAAATGATATTACTTTTAAGGATGTGGGAAATGGAGAAAAAACACAATTTATTTTGCCGGAAAATCCGCACAATACAAGCATAAAAGTAAATAGCATTTCAAAAACCTTAGGGATTAAGTTTGGTGAAGAAACCCCCACAACTGATTTTATTTTAAATTATGGAGAAAAATACATTGAAAATGGTTTGCATTCTGTTTTAACTTCTTCAGATGTTTTGGAAGTGACTTTTAAATATGATGTGCCATTGAGACTAAGAAGAAAAAACCAAACAAGTATTGATGCACTTAAAATATTATTTCCCGCCACTGATGGAATTTTTGAAAAAGTTGTTAATGATGAAAGCTTGGATGATCGAGATCTTGCAAATGAATATGCTAAGCAGCAATTAGATTTATTTTCTAATACAACAATAAAAGGAAGCTTTGAAACTTACGAAAAAAATTTTATTACTGGTCAGGTTTTAACTATAAACGCCAAAGGATTAAATAAAGAAGCCGTTATAAATAAAATCACGGCAAAGAGCCTTGGAAATGGTTTTTTTACTTATAAAGTTAGTTTTGCGACAGTTCTTTTTGATTTTGAAGATTTTTTGAGAATGCTATTAATAAGGGGTGATATCGAAATAAATGAAGGTGAGACAGTGGAAACAATTGAAAGTATTGAAGATAACTTTGGAATTAATGAAAATATTAAAATTACGATAGATGAAAATAAACAGGATGAAGAGATTACGCTTGATGAAAGTTATTTACTAGAAAAAAATAAATCTATTGTTTATGTTTTTGGTGAATATTTCCCCTCTAGTCATTCAGATGACAAGCGGGTTTTTATTCTTGATAGTTCGCCGCTTTCTTGATATTATTTAAATAATGAAAAATGAAACCTTTGGACTAACAGGCATTTACACTTTCAGAGTTTTTGACGAATTTGGAAAACTCAAAGAAAAAAAAGTAGTAAAAAATTTGGTGCCTAAAATAGCGAGAACCAAAATTGCGGATCGATTAACAAATGCGACGCCCGACAGTGATTTATTAATTTCTCATATTGCTATAGGAGATGATGTAACGGCACCAGCTGATGGCGATTTAATATTGGGAAATGAAACAGCAAGAAATGCAGTGACTTCTTTGGCTCATAGTGATGACATAGCGACCACCTCGACAGTTTTCGCAGCTGGTACTGCTACAGGAACGCACAAAGAGGCAGGAATTTTTATTGAAGGGACTAGCACGGTGGACACTGGAATTTTATTATCTCATGTAGCTGTAGATATTACGGTGGCGGCTTTAGATTCTCTTTTTATCGATTGGCGATTGACTATTTCAAATATTGTTTAATGACTAATATTTTAACACTTGAGGCAGAACAAACGAATGATAATGCTACTTCTTGGGTGATTAATACTAGTTATATGGGGGATATTTTCCCTGTTTTAGATGATGGAAATGGAACCGATAAAATAAAAAGAATAGAAATTAAATTACAAAGGTTTGGAACTTTGACGGGAAATGTGGATGTAAAAGTTTGGACACTGGATGGGGCAGATGATCCGGATACTTTACTTGAAACTTATTCAGTACCAACTTCATCAATTCCAACAACCGCTGAAGTTCTAAGCTTTTATTTTGATGCTTCCGCAGTAGAGGGCGTAAGATTAGCTTATACTTGCAATATTTCGGATGGTTCAGGCGATGCCTCAAATAGAATTGAAATGAAAAGAAATAATCTAACTGATGATTTGCTGGATGGACAAGGAATTAAAAGCACAGATGGCGGGGTTACATGGCTAAATCAAAATTATAATCATTATTTTAGGGTTTTTTCGGGGGCGAGCGGTGAAGTGAATACTAATTATATTGCTGGGGATCCAGTTTTAAGCAGAAATAAAAATGAGGAAAATGAAAAGATTGATGATAATAATAAGATGCTAAGGGCTGGAAATTCATTGCCTCGCAATCATTTTGGGGGCTTTGATTTGGCAGGTTATTTTTCGGATGATGCGAACTACACTGTTGATTATTTAGCTGGCGGTGGTGGCGCTGTTGTGGTTACAAATTATGATAATGAATATTTTTATAATTTTGGGGCTGGTCATATTGATGGGGCGGTAAAAATTGGCGATTATTTATTTACCTATTATCAAGGAGTCTTAAAAAGATATGATGCAAGCGATGTGGGGGCAGGGTCAACAACAATTATACAAAGCTTTTTGGGTGGGACAAATGCAAAAATGACAAGTGACGGCGTTTTTTTATATTTTAGTTATGATGGAAATGCTGGCAATGATTACGAAATAAAAAAATGTAAAATTTTAGGCGATGTTTTGATTGATGATGGTACTATTACTTGTGGAAGCGCCGCAAATACCTTTAATAATCATTTTGTAATTGATAATGAAAGAATTATTGGAATAGGCGGCGGCGATTATTTTGCTAGAGAATTTAATTTATCAGGCGTATTACAAAATACAGGGATTCACTCAAAGCAATATCACAGAATTTTCAATGTAAATAATCAAGTATTAATGTATTTTAATAGAGAGACTTACACAAATTCTATTTCTAATTTGATACTATGAAAAAAATAAACTTCACAGCGGCAAGAATTGATTTAGAAATAAACAATGATAATAATAAAGGATGGCAAAGCAAGCATTTAGATGAAAATGGGGAGGTTATTGATTTAACTAATTACACTTTCACTTTAATAGTAAAAAATAAAATGTCAGATGATGAAAGCGAGGCGGTGCTGAATAAAGATTTTACAATTACAACGCCAGCAAGTGGCTATGCGGAAATTAATCTAGTGACTGCCGATTGGGAAAATTTGCCAGTGGGAAATTATGCTTATTATGTTAAACAAGAAAGCCCCACAGGTCAAATAATCCATCTATATAGTGGAGAATTTAAGAATTATTTTGGCGGTTCAAATAGTGATGGATCAAGTAACGCTCAAGTTTTAGAAATTACATATAATGACGAATTAACTATTGAAATTACTAATAATTATTTCTTAGATACGAGCAGTTTTATTTCTGAAAGTGGATCAAATATTTTGACTAATAAAACAATTGATGATTATACAAATGAAGTTCATGCTAATGCTTTACATTTTCGAGTAAAAGCCACCGAAAATATTAGCAAAGGTCAGCCCGTAAAAATAACAGGCTGGAATGTTGGACAAGAAGCTTATGAAGTAGAACTAGCAAGTAATGCTACAGGTGTAGCAAATGGTCTTGCTAGTGAGAGTATGACAATAGGAACCTTTGGAATGATGGAACAATCAGGAACTTTAAAAGATATTGATACTTCAGGTTTTTCAGAGGGTTCTATTTTGTATTTGAACGGTTCAGGGGTTCTAACTGAAACAGAACCAACAACAGGTTTTGCTCAACCGATCGCTTATGTGGTAAGAAGTCATGCTATTAATGGGTCTTTGCAGGTTAATGCTGATTATCCAAAGCAAGATGCCGGAGATGTAAGATTTACACCGTCAGCTGGTCTTTTATCCACAAATGTAAATGATGCTTTGTTAGAATTAAACACGAAAATTAATAGTGAAAATTTATGGGATAGAAACGAATCGAGCGGCTTTTTATTTCCGAATATTTTAACTGATTGGGTGGGAATTGGAACGATAACACCCGAAAAACAATTACATATTTTAGGCGGAAAAGCCGGTGAAGATGATGCGAGAATTATTATAGAAGATGATGGAAATGGTACAGGAAATGGAAATGCAGGTATTCAATATCGCTCTGCAAGTGGTAATTTATGGGAGAGTGGAATATTAGGAGCTGGTGAAGGAGCTAATGCCGATGAATATTATACAGGATATAATGGAAATCGAAAATTTGCAATTGGTATAGATGGACATGTAGCTTTTGGTGCTGCTGCTTATGCGGATAGTACAAATATCAAATTACAATTTGACGATGAAGCAGATTTAACTAATTTATTATTAGAAAACACGGGAACCACTGCGGGATCAGATGCTTTACAGATAGTAAAAACTGCAAATGGCGATCCACAGAATGGCTGGTATGCGGTGAATTCTGGGAAAGTTTGGAAAATGGGAATTGATGATTCAGACGGTGGAAAATTAAAAATTTGCAACGACTGGACCTTTGGCAATAGAATGGGAATGACTTTTGATCCATCTAATTTATTTACTGGAGTCTATACTTCAAATCCTAAGTCTAGGCTTGATGTAGATGGTGGTATAAAATGTGGAAATGATGCGGCAACGGCTGGCGCCGATAAAGTAGGAACACGGCGATATTATGAAGATGTAAATGGATCATATTATGACATTTGCGTTAAAACTACTGCCGGTTATGCTTGGCGCTCTTTGAATGAAGAAATATTTTAAAACTATGACTCAAATTAGAAAATCAGAAACGGCACAGTTTGGGAGTGAAGCAAACAACACTTTTATAGAAGAAGATGGAAGTGTTAAGTGGAATGGCGACGCTACAACGTGGGACGATATAGTCGGATCTTTGATTGGAAGAAGACTGTCTTCAACGGCAGGTAGATTGGATTATGACTACAACGAAAACTCAATCAAGATGCAAAACAATGGAAATATAGGAAATGAAAATGACAGGTTAATGTTTAGTTATCAATACCCTCATGCTGCCAAAGAAGATGGAGAAATGAGGCTACATATTCATTGGGAACAAACTAATAATGTTGACAAAGAGTTTACTTTGCAATATAGAATTCAAAGCAACGGAAGCGCAAAAACTACGGCGTGGCAAACGGTGGTGATTAGTACAGCAGCCAATAATATATTTACTTATATTAGCGGCACGCTAAACCAAATAACTGAACTTGAGCAAATAGATATGACGGGGGCGGGGATTTCTTCAACTGTTCAGTTTAGGCTTGCAAGAACCGACAGCGAAAGTGGAGATGTCCACGCGACCTTCGTTGATGCACATATTGAAAGAGACAGAATAGGAAGCCGTCAAGAATATGTTAGATAATAATTTTCTTTTTTTTAAAATGATATGGAATCAATCCAAATAAATCTGCCGGCAATAAACGGCATTCAAATTACTCGGGAAATGCTTTGGGATAATTTAGGTAAAAACTGGGAGCCTCGAATCTTGGGCAGTGATCAAGAAAAAGTTTTTACTACTATTGAAGAATTAAATAGTTTTAATGATTCAATCGATGGAATAACTTTGGAAATAATTGATCTAAAATTAAGATATACTCTTTATGTTGAAAACCCGCAAAGTAAAGAAGAATTTTCAAAAGAAAAACTAAAAAACTTCTTAATGAGTGGATTTTTTAAGGTCTTTGCAGAAAATGCGACTCAACCAGTAAGGGACTTGGTCAAAGTCAAAGAGTTAGAAGTTGCGAAAACTGTTTTATCCGGAGGAAGCATTGAATAATGAAAAAACCTGTTAGCTGGTCAGAGTTGACGGCAGCCGAAAAGAAAACGATTGAAAAAGGCGGTTTTTGTGGCGCAAAATTTTTATTAATTCCACAATTTATTTTTAAAGCTTCTTGTTCTCAACATGATTTTTATTATAGCAGAGGGGGGAATTTTTCCGATTTATGCCGTGCAAATCTTTGGTTTTATTCCGCTATGTTAGATGATTGTGCAAGATATAATTTTATAAAAATGTTTTTCTTTTTCTTAGTGGCTACGGTTTATTTTTTAGCTGTATCAATTTTTGGAGTATTCTTTTTTCGTTTTGGGAAATATAAAACCAAAAGACAGATTTTACTTTCTTTTTCCAAAAAATGACAAAAAATAGTTGTACAAAAGATGAAAAGATAAGAGAAATTGAAAATTTTATTAAAGAATACCAGAATAAAATTATCAAGATAGAAAAAAAACAAATTGCTTTTGAGAGTAAGGTTATTGAGCAGCTCAACAATGTTATTTCATTATTGAATGAGAGGAAAGATGATCATGTAAAAATTGTTTTATTGGAGCAGAAAATTTTGGATAATAGAGCGGAATGTTTAGCGAGAGATAAAAGAATTGATGAATTTCTTTTGGACTTAAAAGAGACTAAAAAAAGTCTTAATAATCTAATGATGAAGGTGGCTGGAATATCGGGAATTATTGGTGTTATAATTAACAATATTATGAATTAGCTTTGTTTTGACTTGACAATTTGAGGCAACAAATGAGATAATTAAAGAGGTGAAAGATTGCCACGGAATTTTTCGCCGCTTTTCTATTTGTTATTAAATGTCAAAATCTACAGTCAGTTTATCAATAGAGCAAGTTATTTTTATTAGTAAGGCATTGAATGGCTGGGAAGCCAAGGACAGACTGGAGAATAAAAGACTTGTCGAGGTTTTAGAGGTTTTTGAGAAAGATATTATAAAGGTGGAAAAAGAGGAAAAAGAGGAGTTGCAAAGAATCCACGAAATTCAAGATCAAAATGAAAGAGGAAAAAATTTTAATGAGCTTTCTGAAAAACTAAGGAAAAAATATGATGTTAAAAAAGAATACGAAATAAAAAATGAAATAATTAGTTTTCTTTTTAGAATTTTAGAAAAGTTTTTTGATATTGATAGAAAAAAATTAGAAAAACAAAGATTGATTAAAAAAATGGTAGATCGTAGATTATACGAAAATATCTTGAATGATTTAGAAGCGAAAAGAAGGCAAGGAATAATTTCTTTTTAAATTAATATGAAAAGAGCACAAAAAAAAGAAATCGGCAATAGATACATGGACAAAATCCATAATTCTGGCAATGCAGTAAAAAGTATTATAGATAATGTTCAATGCCCATGCAAAGACAGTAAACAAAAAATATGTGATATATACGGATATTATCCAGCACACTGTCAACAGGTAAACGATCAAATCAATAGATTAATAAAATAACTTGTGATATAATTTAAATATATTTTAAAAACCTATGAAACACCTAAATAATGCTCTTGAGAAAATAACTCAAAAAAATAAAGTAATCAAAATCTCTAATTTTATTAAAATAAAAAATAATAAAATTGAGTTTACAATACAAAATGAACCAATAAAAAAAGTTGGTATAAATGGCATACAGGCATCTGACATTTTAGATTTCTGTTTTTATCTTTTTAATTCTCTTAATAATGATTTTTATTGCGAAGAAAACATTAACACCTTATCTCATATCTTAGAAGCTTTAGAGTTCCAGAAAAACAGAACAAAAAACAGAGAAAAAAGAGGCGTTGAGGGACAAAATAAATTATAGATAATTTCTTTTTTTGAAAAAATGGACAACACAGAATCAGACTTTTTCGATCGGCTACTTGTAGAGAGAGATGAGCTCAGTAAAAAAATAGGAAAATTATGCAGATTTTTAAATGCTGAGAAATTTTCAAAAATATCACCTCAACAAAAAGCATTGTTAGATCTTCAAATTGGACACATGAAAAACTATGCAAGTTGTTTAAAACTTAGGATAGAAGAGTCAAGATACTAATTTCTTTGCAAATAACAAAAACAAGTTTAAAAACATTGAAACAAGCCAAAAATGGCACAATATTTTTTTGTTTCTATTAGAATATAAACAAATTTCTTTTTCGAAATAAAATGAAGTGTAAAAAAATCTATATAGTTGCCGGACACGAAACAAGCGGAGCGGTGGCAAGCGACGGAACGACAGAGAGAGAGATTGTTCAAGATGTGGCTAAAAGGCTTTTTAATATATTAGTTAAAAAAAATATTAATGTCTTAGGAATTGGAATAAATAGGGGTCTTTCTTTATATCAAAAAATAAAATTGATAAAAGCAGATTGTAAAAAAAACAAATTAACTCGAGCAAACTCATTGTTGCTTTCAATTCATGCTGATTGGAGAAAAGCAAAACAAGGCACTGGTGGCTATTTTATGAGAAAGTCCTATAATAGTAAAAATTTTCTAGAGAAATGCACCCATTGGGTGGCTTTAGCCTGGGGTAAAACCCCTCGATCAATTAATTATTTAAAACCCGATACTGCAAGTCGATTTAACAGGCTTGGAATAATTGCAGACACAAAGCCTTTAGCGTGCTTAGTTGAGATTGGAACTTTAGCAGGAAATGATTTAAAAAACATGAAAAAAACAAGTGGCAGGGAAAAGCTCGCAATTGCTCTTTATCGGGCTTTAGTGGATTATGGAGAACCAGAAGAGCAAAAGAGTGATATTGAGGAAATAAAAGAGAATAATAGCCGTTGTTATATGGAACTAGAAGAAGAAAATAAACAACTTTATGGAATGATTGAAACAAATAAAAAAATTCAAAGACAATTTACAACTAATAATGACTTTTTAAGATCATTATAATATTAATCATTAGAATTATATTTTTTATATTCTAATAGTTGTTATAAAAATGGAATAAAGAAAAATAAACTTGCTTTTATAATAAAAGTAGTGTAGAATAGTAATAACATAAAAATAAAAATGATAAAAAAACCACCATAAAAGGAATTATATTTTTTTGCTTTTCAAAAAAGCAAAACTTTTTCTTTCTTAAAAATAAACATGAAAAATTATTACGATCATAATTTTGAATTTTACTTTGAAAATCACCGGCTTTTTAATCATATCAAAACCACCGGAAAAATCGGCGGTTTTGTAATATAATTTCTTTTTTTTAATGTTATGCACTCAAGAATTTTCACAATGGAAATTGATTTTGACACACTAAAAGATGTCAAAAAATTTGAAACAAAATTAAAAATGGCTTGCAAAAATGAGAATGTACCATTTGATTCAACCTTACATTTAAATTAACATGAAAAATCAAGATCAAATACTACCGGCAGAAAAAACCATTGGCGGAATTTTTAGAGACAAGTTTTTGAAGTGGTTGGAAAAATCCACAATCAAAAAAATCTTAACTCTTTTTTTACAGTTCGTTATTATTCTTTTTATTATTCTTTTTTTAGTGAATCACAGCTTTGCTTTTTTAATATTAAAGAAAATTTTCTTTCTTTATAATTTTTTGATTTTGAAAAGCATTTTTGTAATATTAATTTTCAAATATAGAAAAAAGCTTTTTTCTTTTAAGAAGAAGTCAAAAAAAACAATTGATGGAATAGAAACAAGTGAATTATTACATTTTATTTTCACAAAAAAAGCTTTTAAATTAAATGAATTTAAAAAAACTTTTGGATTAAGTAGAAACATTCATGAAAAAATTGCAAAAAAACTAGAGCATTTTAAGGTTTTGATTCGAGGAGAAAACAATGCAAGGGTTTTGAATAGCAAATTTTCTTTAGAGGAAGTCAAAAACTTATTGGATGGAGCAAAAACAAGTGATCAAATTTCTTTCATGAGAATATTAAAAGCCGGCGATCAGGAAATATTGAATAATATGGATAAAAAAAAGGAAGTCAGGGGCATTATCCAAAAAGAAAAGGCTTTTAAAATTAAAAAACTTTCTTTATAATTATATTGCATTTTTTCCGGGTGCCGAAAAAGGGCTTGTTTTCTTTTAATTAAGACATACAAGCCTTTTTTTTAAGCAAGATTTTTCAACTTTATCAAGCCTTTTTTATTAATTGCCTTGACAAGTGACGGCAACTTATGACAAAGTTAAGGAGCAAAAAATAAGAAAGCTAAACAAGTTAAAAAACGCTTAGTAATTAGCTCAAAGATTGATTGCAAAGATAAATTTCTTTTTTTTAATAATGAAAATACAAAAATTTGAGCCCACAAATCATAAAATAAAAGCACTGATTTATGGAGCCAGTGGAAGCGGAAAAACTTTTTTCGCTGGTACCGCAAAAAATGCTCTTTTCCTTTCTGCTGAAGGTGGCTTGCTTTCAATTGCCAAAAAAGGCGTTTCTTATTCCGAAATAAGAAGTCTAAAAGATTTAACTGATTCTTTGGACTACCTAAAAAAAAACCCGAAAGAATATAGAACAGTTGTAATTGATTCTATTAGTGAGATAAACGATATTGTTATTGCCGAAATAGAGAATCGAACTAAAAAACAAATGCAACTACAAAACTGGGGAGAACTATCAACCAAAATTAGAAAGGTTTTGAGGGGTTTTCGTGATCTCCCGATGCACGTAATTTTTATTGCACTTGAAAAAAATATAATTGATAATGAAAAGATTAAAAAAATAGTTCCAGAAATGGCGGGAAAAGCTGCCACTGGGATAGCTGCTTTCATGGATATTGTGGGCTATATGATGGTGAATAAAACCGGAAAAAGAGACATCCTGACAATATCACAAAACTTATTGTTAACTAAAGATAGATCTGGAATAATTGGTGATAATATGGCTCAAGATTTTGAAAGCTGGATCAAGGCAATTTCTGAAATAAAAACAGTAAAAGAGCAAAAAACAGTATATACAGATGAGGCAAAAGAGAGTGATATTAAGGCTTTTGAAGACTTATGGCACAATTACATTTTGATAATTGGAGCAAAATCAAGAGAAAAAGAAGCAATTCTATCACTAACATTAATGAATAAATTCGATAAAACAGATTTAAACGAAATTACAAAAGATCAGTTGCAAGAATTACATAAAAAAATTGAAAATTTAATTATTGAAGTCAAAAATAGAAATATTGAAAATGGAAATGCAAAAAAAATAAATATGACAAATAAAGACGGCACAAAAAAAAGATAATTTACTTTTAATTTGCTTTCAATTACAATGACAAGTGAGAGCAATTTATTTTTTATATATAATGATAAACTTAAAAGAAAAAAAAGTTTTTGCCAATGAAGCGGCAAAACTACTGAATGTTAAAAATGCAAGGTCAGTGACTAGGCTTTGCAAGCTTGGAAAATTAAAGCCTTGTATTAAAATTAGTGAAAGGTGGCAAATTCCTCTTTCCACAATTAAAAAATATTTGAAAGAAAAGTCTAATGAATGATTTTAAATAAAAATAAACACAAACAAAACTTTCTTAGATAATAATGTTTTGTAAAAAAATCATCTTACCGGCTATTAATCCTGATCTAATGCGCAACCCGCTTTTTTTCGCTTTGGTGGCTGGTAAAATGCTTTTTCTCTTGCTTTTTATTATTAGTTTTTTTAGAATTATATAGATGAAAAATAACGCACAACATTTATCGCAGTTAATAACCCCGCCACTTTTCAGTTGTGCGTTTAGTGGCGGGATTATTGTTTGTGATGTTTTTTCTTTTTTATTAGTATGGAAATTTTAAGAATACCCGTCCAATATTTTCAACAAATAAAATTTTGTAATGAAAAAGATTGTGATTATATACTAAAAACAATTTTTGAATTAGCAGAAAATCCGGATAAAAAAATTGAAAATTCAATGCGTGGGGGGTTGGTTGCGTCGATATATCGTGAAGCGGTACAGATGGAAAACAAGGCAAGAGCTAAAAAAGGAAAGAAACGGCTTGATTATAAGCTTGCGACACTGACGCCCCCATTGTCGCAAAAAAAAGTCAAAAAAGTTGCGACCAAGTCAAGTCAAGTAACATCAAATCAAATCAAATCAAATCAAATCAAATCAAGAGTTTCTAAAGAAACGGCAAAGCCGAAAACTTTCGGAAATGAAGAAATTTCTCAAACTTTAAATTTTTTAAAAAAAAGTGTGGGAGTTGAAACTTTTAAAGAAACTGAAAAAATGCAAAGGAATTTCGGAAAGCATTTTTTAAATTTATTAAAAAAAATAGGCAAAAAAGATTTTACATTTCGTTTAGAAGAGATTTTAAAAGATAATTTCAAATCCAAAAATTCAAACTCATTAAAATATTTATATAGCGAAATGAAAAGCTTTATCGTGGCGCCGCTGGTGAGTAGTTCAAAAGTTGCAATTTTATAATTTCTTTTTTTTAAATTCATGAAAAATTTTCTAGTTACATGGCTATTGGTGCAGTTAATATTTATTGCGATAATGATACCTTTTGCATATAATAATGGAATAAAAAACCGTGCTGAAATGTGTTTAAGTGATCCTATGAAAATAAACCTACCTGTAGCAATACTTCTTGTGGGTGTCCCCTTGCTTTGGTTTGTTGGGGATATGGGTATTTGTAAAAATATATCTAAAACAAAATGAACAAACTACAAAAATACACGGCGAAAATTATAGTTCATTATCGAGATGTGAATAATGAAGCTCAAATTGGATTCATTGATTCGACCAAGAAAAAAGAGTTTTTAGATACGCTCGAAAACAAAAAATTTCTTACATTTGCAGAAACTGGGAAAGGAACGGCTGTTTTTCGTATTTATGATTTTGATTTAAATGGAAAAATAAATGAAAAACAGCTTTTTATTAATTCTTTAGATTCAGATAAAAGAAAACTTCTAAAACAAAAAGAAAAAGAAATGTTTCAAAAAGTTGGTCATGGATTCACTAGTTTGGATCATATAAAAAATATTTTAAAAAAATAATGACTTGGAAAAATAGAATAGATGAAGATCAAAAAGATTTCACTTTCAATAATCACAGCGCGCCCGATCCAGTCTGTAAGGTAAAGATTACGCTGCCAAACGGCGAAATAAAGCCAAAAATAATTTATAAGTTTTGGAAAAAAAACGGCGAGAATGAAATTATTGAAAAATACTTTGTTTTCTTTTATTCAGAAAATAACAAAATCAAAGTTCAAAAATTAAAAAATGAAGATGTGGAAAAAGCGAAAAAAGAGTGGATGGAAAAAAACAAGATTGAGATCGAGGAGAGAAAAAAAGAATTTTTAGATAAGTTATGAAAATAACTAAAGAAATAAATCACTGGGAAGAGATGAAGAATGAGGTTATTCTTGATGATTGCTTTGAAGTTATGAATAAAATGATTGAACAAAATTGTAAAATTAATGCAATAATAACGGATCCGCCGTATTTATATTTAAAACACAAACTCGACAGAGATTTTAATGAAGAGGTTTTTTTTCAAAATTGCTTTGATTTATTGAAAAATGATTCTTTTTTAGTGTTTTTCGGTCGTGGTGCCTCTTTTTATCGCTGGAATGTAATTTGTGAAAAAATAGGCTTTAAATTTAAGGAGGAAATAATTTGGAATAAAAACGCCCATACAAGCCCGTTTCACAAACTTTCAAGAGTACATGAAACAATTTCAGTTTTAGCAAAAGGAGGGGCAAAAATTAACAAAATAAAAGTAAATGCCTATAAAGAAAGCAAAAATTCCGGTAATTATCACATATTTGAGCAGGACATTAAAAGAATTATGTGTGGACTTTCAAAAATTAAAAACTTTGATGCTTTTAAGAATCTATTTAAATTTAATAAAAAAGAAGTACATGGACATGGAATAACAAGAAGTAAAAACAGCATGGGGAGAGATCGAGTAGGGAATGTGCTGGCAAAATATAGAAATGGAGCTAATTTAAAATCAATAATTACAGTAAAAAGAGAACACTTTACGGCAAAACACCCCACACAGAAGCCATTAAAATTACTAGAATATCTAATAAAATTAACAACAAACGAAAAAGATTTAGTTTTTGATCCTTTTGGAGGCAGTTTTTCAACAGCACTTTCCGCAAAAAATATAAACAGAGATTTTATTTCATGTGAAATTTTGAAAGAATATTGCGAAATAGGAGAAAAAAGATTAAAACAGGATTTACTTTTTTAAAACATGAAAAAAATAAACTTAATCATAAAAGGCAAGCCCGTCATTAAAAAAAATTCACGCCCAATCATGAAAAATCGATTGACTGGCAAGTTTTTCCTTGGAAAGAGTATCAGATTAAGGGAGGCAGAAAAAAAAGCTCTTAAAATGCTAATTATACAGCGAGCAGAAAAAAGAATTAAAACCATTGATTTTAAAATTAATATTAAATTTTCTTTTTATTTATCGGATAAAAGACGGGCGGATTTATCGAATCTTTATCAATTGCCGGAAGATATTTTAGAAAAAGCAAAGATAATTTCTAATGATTATTTAATTTGTGGACATGATGGGAGCCGTCGCTTATTAGACAGAAAAAACCCACGAACTGAAATTGAAATAACTAAATTTATAACATAAAACAATATTAATTCATTATAATTGCCTTGACAACTCAAAGCAATAAATGCTAGAATATTATTAACAAATAATTTTTTCTTTTTTATTTAGAATTATGAAGCCACTCGGAACTACTGATATTATTAAAAAGCTCAGAAAAGAGCTTAATGAAAGCCGCAAAAAAAATCTTTCCTTAGGAAGGTCAAAAGGCGGATTAAATAAGCAAAATGCAAAACTAAAAGAAGACATTAAAATACTTCTCAATAATGATAAAATAAATTACACCTATTGTGATGCAATAAAAACAAAACTAAAAACTTGTAAAAAAAATGCTGTTAATTTTGCTAGAAGTTATGAAAAAGAAAAAGTGAATCATTTTGAATTAGTTGAGAAAATGAGAATAAAAAGCGAAAAAAGAGAAAAAGAACTAAATAAATTAATGGAAAATTTCAATGAAACTTATGATATAAAAACTAGAGTAGAGGAAAGAATTTATAAATTTAATAACTCCGGCTTTTTTGGAAGATTAAAATTCTTATTTAAAAAAATATAATGAAGAAACTAAACAAGGAATTTGTAGTAATTAAAAAAAATAAAACAATATTTTATAAATATGAGGAAAAAGCTAATTGTTTTCACAGGTTAACAATTGATATGTATTCTATTTCAATTTTTGGAATTATAGATGTAGAATCAAAAGCAGAGGAAATACTTAATATATTTAAAAAAGGTCAGTCCGTAGAGGAAGGAACATGGAAAAAGAAAAAAGAGGAAATAGAAGAATTCGGAAAAAACATAATAGGAGAATATTCTTTTTCAAAAATATAATGTATTCAAGAATCGGAAAAATTGCAAAAAAAAGAATCAACAAACGGCGGGAAAATTTAAAAAGAAACTGTGTCAGATATAAAAAAAAAGCTGAATATATGGAAATAGTTCTTTTTTTTGTAGTAGTTTTGGCATTCTTTTTTATCGCTTTATCATGGAGCCAAAAAGCGATAGCTCCGGGAATTAATATAAAGCAAGCACCGGAAAATAAAGCTGAAAAAATCGCTTATTTTTCACCGGAAAGAAAAATAGAGAGCAAAACAATGGAAATAAAAATTTGCGGATCAGTGGAAAAAAGAGGGTGGAATTATGAAGCTAGTTATTGGATAAGATATGCTTATGAGCTTTCAGATTGCGATAAGAATTTTATAATTATGATAAATGCGGAAAATGCTCAATGGAACTATAAAAGAAAAGCAATTGGAGCAGAACCAAGCTGGGGATTTTGTCAAATTCACAAAGGCTATCATCCAAAAATTGTTAATGATCCAAGATTTTTCACCTCTCAAAAATGGCAGCTAGAACAATGTTTAAAATTATGGAGAGATGGAACGGCTTTTTATGGGTGGCTAGATATTAGTAGAAGAAATGCGAGTGCAAAGAATATATTTTTTGATCAATGAAAAAAACAATAACAAATAAGAAAAAACGCTATGATCGGGAAAAAATAAATAAAAAATCTATTTTAGAATTTAAAAAAGTGGAGAAAAAAAAATAATTTCTTTTTAATAAAAACCATGGAAAAAATAAAATTAATATCGCTAGATAATCTTTTTTTGCCTAAAAATATTCAAAAATCTTTAACAAAAGCAATCAAAATTTTAGATGAAATTGATGGCAAAGGAATTGAAGAAAAATTAGAAAATATTTCTTTAAAATATAAAGATCTTGAAATTAATGGAATAAAAGATAGAAAAGGCTATGAAGAAATAAAAGCAGCAGCAACGAACTTACAGAAAATTAGAACTGCGATTAAAAAAGTGGGCGAAAAATGGCGGTCAAGCTTGACGGCAGAGAGCAAGAAAGAATTAAAAAGAGAGAAAAAACTACTAATTATTTTTGCAGAAACTGAGGAAAAATTAAAAGAAAGAAGAGCTTTTATTGATAATGAAAAAGAGAAAGAAAAGAGGTGGGGCTTTTTACCAATGCGAAAAGATATGTTAAAAAATATTGAAGTTGAAAAAGATGATGATTTTTTACTTTCTTTTAATGAAAAAGAATTTTCTGATTATTATGATACTTTAAAAAAAGTTTTTGAGACCAACAAGCAAGACGAAAGACTAAAAGAAGAAAGGGAAAAAGAAATAAATGAAAGAATTGAGACAGAAAGGAAAAATGCAGTTGAGGAAGAAAGGAAAAATAAAGAGCTAGAAGAAAGAAGAAAAAAGGAACTTGAAAAAGCAAAGAAAGAGGAACTTAAAAAAAATAAAAAAATAAAAGATTTTCTTATTAAGAATAATTTTCAAGAAGGAGTTGATATTTATAAAAATATTGGCTCAAGAGTTGAATTATGGAGAAAAATTGATGAAATTTTTATATAATTATGAGAAATGAAATAATTATCGGCAAAGGAACTATTTCGATCAATGGTGAAGAAGTCGGAACAACAAAAAACATTAAAATAAAAAAAACATTAAACACATATAAAACAGAAATTGCTATAAATGGAGAGTCGATACTTAAACTTGATATTAAGGCAAAAAACAGCAAAGAAGCAAAAAAAATAGCAACAGATATTATTCAAAATAATCTAATAAAATCATGAAGATAATACAAAATCTAAAAAACGGCGAAAATCTTTCTTTAAAATGCAATAAAGAAGATATTAAAAAAATAATAATTCCACTAATTCCGGAAATAACAAGACTTTGCAAAAAACCGCTTGGCTTTCATAAAAAAGGAGCTCTTGCAGTTGCTCATTGTCAGATCCAAAAGAAAAAGCCATTGAGGTTTTTTATCACAGTTAATGGCTTTGCGGTTGTTAATCCTCATATTAATGAATATATTGGAAAATCATTTTTTAACGATGAAGGCTGCATGAGTTTTGCGGAAAAAACAGTTTTACGGCGTATAAGAAGATGGAAAAAATTAATTGTTTCTTTCACCCATATTTTTGAGAATGGGGAAATATTAGAGCAAAAAGAAGTTGAAATAGATGGAAAACTTGCTTTAATTTTCCAGCATGAAATTGATCATTTTAATGGAAAACATATTTTTTAAAAATGTTATCAAAAAAAATGCAAAAAGCCTTGGCAAAATTCAAATCAAAACCGCAATTATTAAGATTTCTTGCAATAGAATACTCAAAAAGATTTCATGAAGGAAAAGAACCGCAAGAATTTTATAAAGAATTTAAGGAAAAAAAAGGTTTTTCAAATGCAAAATACTTAGCGGATGATATAATTGAAAGATATATTACAAGTTTTGAATTTTCTTTGGATTATGGGAGAAAGTAAAGGAAAAACGGGGTGAAAAGTGAGTGAAAACGGGCTGCAAAGTGTGAGCAAAGTGAATTAATTTTTTAAGAATACTATGAAATTTAAACAAATGAAAAGAAACTGCGGCGGTGGATGTGGTCGAAAAATCTCGATCAAAAAAAAAGCTTGTCTTTGGTGTAAAATTGCAATACCAGTTAGACCGGAAAAAGTGAGAAATTTTTCTGTTTTTAGATAAATCATGAGTAAAATAATATGGACCACAGGCATTCAGGGCTTTTTTGGGATCTATTTCAGCGATAGCGGAAGAGTTTATATAGGAAAAGCTGATGGAATAAGTGAGGAAAAGGATATCATTTCAATTAAAGAAAAAGGCGCAAAAATTACTAAAGAAACAGCGCTTGAAATTGCAAAACATTTTGAACTTTTCGAGGATGAAGAGGAATTAAAGAAAAGAGTGAGAAAAAAGGTAATTAAAGAGGTAGAAAAAGAACTTACTGGAACCGGTCAAATTGGTTATGACTTTTTAGAAAGTTTATGAAAATACATAAAATAAAAATTGAAGAAAAATTTGTTCACCCTCTTTTAAAGGAATTACAAAATTTTATAATCTTAAAAGATAGTAGAAAAATAGAAATAGGGGACTTTATTCAGTTTGAATTTTACTGGAAAGAAATTAAAAAAGAAGTCACTGCAACTTTTTTAGTAAAATATATTATTTCAAGTAATTCTTTTCCCGATGGAATAAAAAAAGGTTATTCAGTTGTTGGAACTAAAAAAGCACTCAACACTTTTAGTAATTTATGAAAAAATGTAAAATATGCAAAATAAAAATAGGCGGACATAAATTATTAAAATATTGTTCGAGATGTGCAAGAATAAAAGCAAGAAAAAATAAAAGAGGCTACAGAGCAAAAAGAAAGCAATGATTAATTTTTTCAAAAAATATGACAATAATAGAATTATCTTTCGGCATAAGTGCAACAATTTTTGTGATTTATTCATTTTTGTTTAATTTTGAAGATGCGTTGGGTATGTCCATTATGCTAGCTTTCATTAGTCCGTTTTGGTGGGCTGCAAAAAAACAGATAGAACATGAAAAAAAAATATATAATATTAATATGAGGAAAAAACTTGGAAATAAGCCTATTGATAAAGCAAAGCTTGACTAAAAACAATTAACTTTGATATATTAATTTTAGCAGCGATGCGTCAAATCGATTTTTTAGAAATTTATGGCAAAGAAAGCAAAACTTAATGCAAAACAAAAAAAATTTGTGGATTTTTGGCTTTTATCAATGAACGCCACAAAGGCAGCAAAGCAGGCTGGGTATTCTAAAAAAACAGCTTATGCAATCGGCTTTAAATTGCTGAGAAAAGCTGAAATTAAAGAAAGAATTGAAAAAAGAAGAAAAAAAACAGATGAATTATTACAATTTTCCAAAGTAACATTATTAAATGATTTATTAGAAGTGTCAAAGCGTTGCATGCAAAAAGTACCTGTAATGGTTTTTGATCATGATTTAAAAGAGATGATACAAAAAACAGATGAAGAAACAGGTGAGGGAGTTTGGGAATTTGAACCCCGTGCAGTTATTGCAGCAATTGCAGAAATAAACAAAATGCAAGGTAATCATGCAGCTGTAAAAACAAAAGATGTTTCAGAAAATCCGATTTCGAACATTGCAAAAAAACTTTTCGGGAATTAATTTTTTAAATAATTATGAAAATGATCGACTACATGAAAGCATCGAAGGACTCTGTAAGAAGAGATGTTTTACTTAAAAGAATATTAGAATGGGACGGCGTAAAAAAAGAAGAAAACAAGAAAATAATAGTCTTAGAAACTATTTCTTATGTTTTAACAAACATGAAAAGTTCAGAAATAGAGGGTGAAGATAAAAACGAAAAAATGAATAGATTAATAGAAAAAAGATTTTTAGAAATGTGCCCTAAACACCTTTTAAATAAAAAAATGTATAAGTTTGAGGATAAAATTTCACTAGAAAATCAATTTCATGAAAAATCTAATTAATTTTGATCCAAACAATGAAAAAGATATTGAAAAGCTTTTATTATTATACAAAGAATCAGTAAAAGAATTTTTTAAATTTGATCTTGCAAGCTGGCAAATGGACATTTCAAAAGAAGTTTTTTATCGATTATTTTTAAGGAAAAGATTTTCAATTATTATTAGCGCTTGCCGTCAAATTGGAAAAACTGAGACAATTTGCTTTTGTATTTGGTTTTTATCATATATTTTTCCTGATATTACTGGCGAGCGTTTTCGCGTTTGTTTTACTGCTCCGGAAAAAGGAACCTCAAGCGAAATTTTTGATAGGACAAGGCTTTTATTTGACAGATGTGAAGCAATCGATCCAATAAATTTTTCCTTTGATCAAAAAAGTGCAAATGTAATAATTTTGAACAATAAAACAAGATTAGAAACCTTTGGATTATTTAAAACTTTTGCAAAAAGAGAAGATAAAAAAACAGTCAAAGAAGGGAGGACTTTTCATATTGTGATACGCGACGAAATGCATGTCGGCAATGATGAGATTTACAAAGATGAAATAGAACCAGCAATGTCAACCACGGCGGGGCTTGATATATGGATCGGCAACGGTGGATTTAGGCAATGTGAAGCCAAAAAGAAAGTAGAAAATGGGAATATGAAAAGCCAAACAGTCTTTTTTTATGATTTTGACAAAATGAAAGTATTAATGAAAAAAGAATATGAAAAAACCAAAAATGAATTATTCAAAAGGTGGTTAGAATCGCAAGAAAAATATATTGAAGATGAGGGAGGAAAAGATAGCGAATTAGTGCGAAAAAATTTATTTAATCAATGGATTGTTGAAGTCGGGAATTTTTGCAGCCCACAAGCTTTGCACTCATGCCGTCGGTTTAAAGATCCGGAATTTTGGCAAACTAATTTTTGCGATGTGGGGATTGATTGGGGAAAACAAAGTGATTCTACAGTTATTACAATAACAGATTATAATAATAATATTAGAGGATGGGCGGTTTTTCGTGGTGACTATGTCGATCAAATTCCCGAAATAGTCTATTTTTTACAAAATTTCCAATCAGAAAAAAGAGTTAAATTAAGACGCTGCTATTATGATTCTACGGGGGCGGGTGATGTAGTGGGAGAATTATTGAAAAAGTCTTTATTTTTCCCGTGCCGTCCAGTGGTTTTTTCTCCAAAATCAAAAGACAAACTGGGGAGATTAGGCTTGCGCTCCTTAACTTCTAGTAATGAAAATGAAAAGCTAAGCTATCCGGAAGAAGATAAAAACACTCGATTTTTTGAAAATCAAATCCTAGATTTAGAAAAAGAATATCGAGGAGAAAGTGAAAAGTTAAATTATAAACACCCAAACAAGGCGGGCGCTCATGATGATTTTCCAGATTCTTATTTTTTGTCAATTTATGGCAGTCAAAAAATACGAAAAACAAAAACTTTTACAAAAAGAGCAAGAGCATTTTAATTTATTGATTTTTTTTAATTGAAAAGATAATATTTTAATATATTATTTAAAAAAATATGTTCCCAAATAAAGAAGAAAAACAAAAAGCCCTAATAAATGAGAATAATTATAAACTTTTTAAAGGCTTTTTTGATGAGGTTCTAAATCATTTTAGGACCGCAGAGGATCGGCAAAATAAACGGGAAATAATAATAAATATGTGTGAAACAATTTCGACGGTTTTCGCTGATCTTTTATTTTTAGAAGAACCAGATTTCTTTTTTTCTGATGATAATATTGGGGAAAAATTAGAGGAAATTGTAATCAGGAATGATTTTAAGGTTAAATTATGGGATGCGGCAATTTCTCAAAGCTGGGGAGGTAGAGCGATTTTTGAAGTCAGATTAGAAGATGGTGAAGCAATGATTGAAGAAATTTCTCCGGATGTGGTTTTTCCGCAATATAACAAAACAAATATTAAAGCCCCACCACTACAGATTATTTTTGCGTGGTATGTAAAAATCTTAGACAAAAATTATTTATTAAAAAAAGTCCATAATGTGGGCTTTATTGAATATGAGCTATGGTTGTGTGAAAGTAAAAGAGGTGATCCAAAATTCAGGGTGCCATTATCTCTTTATGATCCGAATTTACAAGAAATTGAGCAAACTGGACTTGATAAAATTCCTGTATTTATGGCAAATAATCCAAAAGATCCAAAAAGCCTAGATGGTGTTTCTGATTATCAGGGTTTGTATTCATTATTAGAAGAATTAACAAGGGTTAGTTCTCAAATTGCTACACAGTTAGAAAAACACGCCGACGCAAAATTAATGGTGCCGTCCGGCGTTTTAGATCAAAATGGACAAGCTCAAAACTCAAATTTAGAAATGATTGAAATTGATAGCGACGATGGAATGACGCCGGAATATTTGACAAATTCAAACTCATTGATTGATTCCGCATTTAAGCAAAAAAAAGAAATCATTGAAGATATTGCAAGAGTTTCTGAAATTTCTTTTATTCTTTTAGATCTTGCGAGTGCTGGGGGCGTTCAAAAAGATGAAACTTTTGCGGAAAGTGCAGCCCGTACAATGGCAAAAGTAAAGAGGAAAAGAAAAACTTTTGTAAAGCTAATTAGAGAAACACTGGCTTTTTCTTATGAGATTGAAACTAAAAAGAAAATTCCTCTTTCTGGCATTGCAGTTAAATTTCATGATGGCTTGCCAGAAAATCAAGCGAGAAAGGTTCAAATTGAAGCTGATAGAATGGCGGCGGGTATTCAGAGCCGCAGAGATGCGGTTAAAAATCTTGATAATATTGACGGCGAAATTTTAGATGATAAAATTGAAGAAATTGAAAAACAAGAAGATAGTTTAGTTAATACAGCTTTTTAAAATATGACTAATAAAATTCAAACAATCGGGGCATTTAATTTTAAAATAGGTAAATTAAAGAAATTAAAAAAAGAAATTAAAAAAAAATATAAAGATTTTCTTGAAAAAAGGACAAAGACTTTTGCAAATGCTTTTTTTATCAGTGCAATTATTTTTATGTTTTCTTTTTCTTTCTTCTTAGGGGTGAGATTTGGTTTAAATTTATGAAATGGCTAAAACAGGAAAACAAACGGCTGATTTAATAAATAATAAAAGCCGTGCTTTGTCAAATATTTATGTCAAAGCTTATAAAAGAATTAGAAAAGAATTAGAAAATTCCGCTGGTACTTTATATCGTAGAGATCGAGCCAAGGCAATTTTAAGTAGCCTAAACAAAACAATTAAAACTCTTGATAAAGAAACAAAAGCATTTATTAAAAAAGAAGTGCCAGCCATTTATTTCACAATGGCAAAAAAAACAAAATCAGAACTAATTATTGACGGTGTAAAAGTTCAGGCATTTTCCAAGATTCATAAAAAGGCGATTGATGAAATAAGCAAAGCCGCAAACGTAAAATTTGCGGAATCGATGGCAGCATTAAAGAAAAATGTAGTTCAAGAAATTGCTTTAGCAAAAAAAACTAGAATAAAAATTAGAGATGAAATTGCAGCTGGCGAAATATTAGGAAAACCACGAGATTTAATTGCTCGAGATGTTAAAAAACAAATCAAAAAAACGGGCGTCACTGCTTTGATAGATAGGGGCGGGAGAAACTGGAAGCTAGATAATTACGCCAAAATGCTAAGTAGTGAAATGATGGCAACCACAGCGAGAAAAGCCATCACAAATACGGGATCAGAAAATGGACTGGATTTATATGAAATAACAAGTCACGGTGCAAAAGATGCTTGCCGATTTCATGAAGCCGAAATTTTTTCGCTAACCGGAAAAACTGCTGGATTTCCAACTTTATCAGAACTAGAGGCAAGCGGGGAAATATTTCATGTGGGTTGCCGCCATTCATATTTTGCAATAGAAGACCCCACCAAAAAACAAGAAATTACTGGAAAAAGCACAGATAAAAGGCTAAAAAGTGGCGATATTGTTTCTAATTATGACGCGAAAAAGAACGAAAACAAGAGTGCAAAAGCAGTATTTAATAAGCAAGAAAAAAGAAAAGAAAAATAAGAAAATCAGAGCCACGACTCAAGGCGTGAATTTCTCGCCAATAATACAGAAATTCGTGACGCTGTTTGTTGGCGTGAATTTCTCGCCAATAATACAGAAATTCGTGACGCTGTTTGTTGGCGTGAATTTCTCGCCA